ACTTTTTGATGTTGTTTCTCTTGCAGATGTCGGTCACGAGGTCAATGAGGGCCGCATAAGCCTTGTCGGTTACTGCATACGGCTCTGTGGTATCAGATGCCACCTCGATAGTGATTGCACGTTGGTCGTTGGATTTGGAGGATGTACACCAAGAGCGGTTTTTCTCCTCTACATAAAGACCAATCTCACCATCGTAGCCAATGCCGTAATTAGAGGATGCCTGTCGAGAGGTAGGGAGAAAAATCTCACCAATTCTCTGAGCAGTACATTGACCTACTACGCAATGGATTGTGATGGTATCAATCTCGTGTGTTCTCTGACCTGAGTGGTTAGGACTCAGTACCTTTACCGTGGCTAACGGACTGTTAGAAAATGCCATAATATTACCTCCTAAGTAATAATATCCCAAGTTTTTACCTCAGAATAAATTTTATCAATGAACGAGTTACCTTTGAGGGCTTTGTATGCTTCATAGAGCATTACAAAGTTCTCATATTCATATTGTCGGATTGTTTCTTTGTCGTGATTGTGATAGTAGATGCGTAACATCTCACTACGCAACTGACATCTTGTGCCGTCCGATATTTTTCGGATGCTGACGATGACAGGAACAATCACACCGACTAAAATTCCAATCTCTGCAATGAGAGCGGTTAGTGATGTGAGTGTCATATCTCGTCATCCTCCTTATGGTCAGGTGATTTCGGAAAGACCACGTTGAACGGAAATCCCTCCTGCTCCGGCAAATCTCTGAGGGCTTGACGATACTTAGCCCAAGCGTTAGAAGCGACTGCCGCCAACTTCTTGAGCCAATGTAACCAATCGCTGAACGAAATACCTGTAGGTGCTTCCGGGAGCATACTGTCAAGAGTGAAATGCTTATCGGACTCGTAGAGCAGTTTGTTACGGAGTTTACGAGCCAACTCTGCGGCCCTCTCCTCATCCTGCTCCTCACAGGCGATGCGATATGCGTTTTCAAGCACATCGTCCATCTCACTCTTGATTTGGTTGCTGACTGCTTCAAGTCGAGCAAGTCTTTTCTCGGTGTTGTTCTGCTGAATACTCATTGTGTACTCCTCCTTTTAATTCGTAATAATAGTGGGTCATCCTTTGTCTTTGGTAAAAGGTTGTACCCCTTTTAGCGTTTGCTTTCCACGCTTCCAAACTATTCCAAGTAGTACCCTCAGGCACTCTGCCGTTGGCTTCCTTTTGGATAAGTTTACGCATTTTCCTCCTCTGCTTACCGAGTTTCTTATTATTCATATAGCGGAGGATGCGACCTGTATCGGTCAGCACAAACCGCCAATTCATCATCCGAACACCCTGTCGCAGAGGATATAGCGTGGTTTTCTTGTTCAGTTCTAAACCTTTGGCTTCAACCAACTCACGAATTTTAGTTAGGCACTCCTGCAAATACTCCTTGTCAGGGTGGATGAGTAGGAAATCATCCATATATCTGAGGTAGTGTTTGATATGTAATCTTTCCTTTATATAATGGTCTAAGTCATCGAGGACAGCCAATTCGACCAACTGACTGATTTGACTCCCAAGACCTATACCTACATCTCCTCCGAAAGAGTCAATGACATTGCATACCGCCTGTCTTGCTCTTTCATCGGACACTCGCTTTGTGATGGCTTCCTTTGCCATCTCGTGAGGTGTGGAGGGAAAGAATTTCTTAATATCACACTTTAAGACCCAACCCTGAGTTCCGTGTTCATTGTAGTATCTACGCAGGTGGGCGGTCAGTCTGTCAAGGGTAAAGTCCGTTCCCTTGTTGGTCTGACACGCTCCGTTGTCGTGAATAAGATGCTCGGTGATGTCATCATAAAGACCTCCGTCACAGAGAGCCTTTTGAAATTGCCTATCTCTTATTCTCGTGGCTACAATCTCACGCTTCTTAGGCTCGTAAATTGTAAAGCATTGGTAAGGACTGATTTTGTACTTTCCGCTCAGTAAATCCTGCCGTAACAGGTATGTATTTTTCAAGCCGTTGGCTTCATAGCCGACTACGCTATCTTTCCATCGCACGTTGCGACAGGATTTCTTTAAGCCTTTGTACAGATTACCAAATTCGATTGCTTTATCGAAATATTCCATATAATAATGGGGTCATAGGTGCATATAACAAAGACCACCTCGTAAGGTGCTTGTGTCACCTAAATCATTCTCTCCTTGCGGAGATAGGACAACAACTCCTTGTGTGAGCGTACTGCTTTTGCCAAACGGCTACTTGAAACGGACAATCTCACAATCGGGGGCGAGGTAATTGGCATTGTTGGCATTGTTGTTGTTCAGACTACCATCCGTGTTCACGTTACGGACATTGTTAGCGTTACCACCGTTAGGAGTACGCATCCACCAATTCGCCGCAGACTCGCTGATAAATAGTTATTACCCTATGTTTTTATATCTTTCCTTGTCAGATTTCATCCAAGCCTTGAGCCTGTCATCTGCTTTAAGGATAAGACCTGTCCAATACTCTATCCGCTTAGACTCAATCGAGAATGAATTGTAGGCAAGGTCAACGAGCGAGAGCATAGCATCCAAGTGGCTATGAGCCTGTACCTGCTGATTTCTACGATATTCGTAATCGAGTTTGGTCTGAACGAATACTGCATTAGCCCTGCGTACACAGGTCAGAGCAGATATACACTCATCTACGATAGGCTTAGCCATTACCCATCGAGAGGATTTTGGAAAAACCTTTTCGGATTTGCAAATTTGGATGGTATAATCTCCGAGTATTCTTATCTCATTAAGAACACCGAGAGTACCCTCACTACGGTCACCTGTTCTTACACTCATTGACCTTTTCCTCCTTTGTTTTCATTCTTGTACTGCCCCTAACGGGGCAGATTATGGGGATTACACGATGGTGCAAGCGGGGGCGAGGTAATGGGCACCGAAGGCACTGCTGACGATCAGACTACCATCCAGGCTCACGTTACGGACAGAGTAAGCGTAACCACCGTAAGGAGTACGCATCCACCAACTCGCCGCAGAGCCGTTTCTATACTTGATGCGGTCTGTATTCGTAGCACCCTCGTAATAAGGGAACAGAACAGAGCCATCCGCAACGCTATCGTCAGTACCGAAAATCTCTTTTCTACTTGCGAGATAGAATTTATCGTTAAGGGTATATCTCTCGCCCTTAATGACAGTAGAGTCAGGGGCTTCATAAATCGTGTTAGCACAACAAGGAAGCACCACATCACCTACTACAGCGATAAAATCATTCTCCAAGCCACCTGCAAAACCTGCTGTAGAGGTCAACCAAGACGGAGGTCTGTCGAACTTAGTCTGAGGAGTCCATACGCTACCTGCCGCCGCAGAACTATTGAGCATCTGTCTGATAGCAGACTCCTTGTAGTTATTGCTACCATAGGAAACTCTCTGAGAGTGGTTAAGACCCTCACCGAAAGTACCGAGAGATGTACCACCGCTACCCTCTGTAATAGTGAGAGTTTCGCTGACTGTGGTGGTAGTTCTGCTCGTAAATGCTTTCACGCTTCTTGCGGTCATCGCCGCATCCGCATATCCGCTGATGGTAAACTGACCGCCCTTAGGCAATACCTTAGTGGTAGTGAACTGATAAGTACCTGCGGCCCAAGAGGAGTAGGCTGTAGCAAGGGTAAAATTATAAGTTCCTGCCGGGAGGTCTGCTTCTGCGTAGTAGAACGCTTCCGGGGCATCAAACTGTAATGCGGTCGATAATACATCGTGACACATAAGTGTCATAGTGGGAGCATCCTCATTATGAACGCTCTTGAGATAATTGTGTGCGACAACATCGTATAGCATATCGCCGTACACGCTGTGCTTTACGAGCAACTGAGTGCCGATGGGGAAAATATCAGGGGCGATACCCATTCTCACGGCTCTCTGTACTCCTGCCCAAGTAGAAACATCTACCTGACCACCCACAGCCTTAGCAATCTTTGCGAGATTTACATTCATCTCGTCAAACTGTGCTGAATTTGGAAACATTACTTTTGACATCGTTTAGTCCTCCTCGATATACATAATTCCGTTTTCTATACCAAGATGATACGCTGTTCCTGTCGCATCATCCACGATAGACTTACTTGAACTCGCAAAGTACAAGACATTTCCTCTCTTAAAGCAATCCACGACCGTGTTAGCCTTAAAGAAATTCGTATCAAGTGCCTGTCCGTCCGTTGTCTGTGCCGTGACAGCCGTTCCGTTAAAGGTGAATGTATCACCTCTGCTGTAAGCCGCCGTAGCAAAGAACTTAATGTTTTCACTTGCGGTATTCTCCGTAGTGAGTCTGTGTACGGTGCCGCTCTTTGAGTAATTACACTCAAGAACACAAGCACAGTTCACATCGTTTGCACCGAAACCTGTGCCGTTTTGCTGATACTGCGTGGTGTCAACAATCTTTGAGTTATCGCCATTGACCTCAATGCGATATGTTCTACCACTCGCAGGTGGAATTTCATCCACATAATGTTTAACTGCCAAATCTGTTACCTCCTAACTTGAATTGTAATCTGCGAATACCCTCTTTTTGACCCATAAAGGCTTTGTACAGGAGCAGGTGGTTATTTTCGATAGCGTTAAGTTCTGCCGCCGACCATCCCACTCCGTTGCTTGAGTAAATTCTCATAGACTTAGAGCCGGACGGAGAGTAGCAGTTATTCAAAATAGCCTTTGTTGCATTGACCACGTTGTTGAAAAACGCTACCTTAGGATAACCTGCAATGTCTGCCGACTCCATCTCAGGGGCCGCATACTCAGAGTACATCGTCTTGCTGAGTTCAATGAGGTATTCGATGTTACCTTTTATTCTGTTGTAGTCAGGATTGAGGTTGAAATAGTCACCATCAACCCAATCCGTTTTAGGTGTTGTCCAAGCCATCAAGTCATCCTCCTTACGCTTATTGCTCCCTGCTGACCGGGGAGTTTGTATTGTAACTTAGTGATACGAGCAGGAATGTTCTCCTCAAAATCAGATTGGATATAGATAATATCGTTGATGTCGAGTCTGAAATCCTGTCTAAAAGATGTTTCGTAACTATTACGACACTTTAAGTAGTTTGCGACCCACTCACCGAGGTCTTTCGCCCACACCACATCCGTTACAAGAGGATTGTCGAGAGGACAAGGCTCACCATTCTTATTGACCGAGGTTGTAATGACCGACTGCTTATCAATCAATGTCTTACCATTGACAGCGATGTCCACGGTGGTTTCGGCTCTGATTACAAGGAAAGCCGTTTCAGCGTAATATACCGCCGAGATAAGTTCTCCTCGCTCTACAGTAGCCACCACATCGGTAGCCATCTCGTAATTGACCTGTATCTCTTTTTCACCATTGATTTCTACCTCCGTAGCCTTGTAGATTTCGGCAGGTATATTCGCAATGTGATAGGAGTGTACAGTAACATCAACCTGCTTGAGTTCCTCTGCCTTTTTCACCTGCGGCGGTTGCATAGCCGTGGAGAAATCAAGGTAGAAATCGGTAACCTTACCCTCGTTCACAGACTCGACTCTCACCCTGTGGTAAGGTCTGTCCGTAGAGAGAATTTCGATGGTGATAAGGGTGTAATCAATTACCTCCTCGTTCAACGTGAACATCACCTCAGAGTTACCTCTAATCTCAATTCGCTTGACAACCTCCTCACCATTGGTGAATATGAGGTTGAAATCCGATGCACAGGTTTCGTTCACGCTGTCAAATCCTATCGAGAACTGATAAGAGGAAACAGGTAACGAGTACGCAACAAAGATTTTCGGAGGGTTTGAGAACTTACCCTTACCATCCGATTGCTCCTCGCTGATAAAGCCTGTAGGTAGGTATTCCTCGCTATTCTCAGGAGCAATGTTGAGGTTTTTCGTGCCGACTCTCCACTTGTTCGGCTCAAAAGTGATGTAATCGACCTTAGAGCCGCCGTTGTAGATGCCGTTAAGAGAACTCCACCCAAAGTGTCCGTTATCCGTGATAGACACATCGGCATTTAACTGTAACCTCATCGTAATCTCTCCATCCACCCCTGTGTAAAGAACACATCGACCTGCATTGGCAATCAACTGCAAACACTCTTTATGCGTGGTAATCGGCATCGGAGCATAGGTGATTACATTCTGTAGGTATGTGGGGATGCTGTACGAGGTAATTCCTGCATCGTGGAGGACATCGACTGCCAAATCATAAAGCGAAATACCCTCGCTCCTCCACAATCCTTTATAATAAGTATTGGTAAGGAACGAAATCGCATCAGTCGCTTCAAAGGTAGCAGTCTTACCATCGACCGTGGGAGCATCCGAGATGTAGAGGTAAGCCGCATCGACCCATTCTGTCTTACCATCGACTGTCGTACCATATCGAACTCTCAACGGCTGTCCGTTGACGAAATACTCCCACATTCCGTGAGGGTTATCAGGATTGTAGTCCTTATCGTAGTTCGTCACTTTCATCGTGAGTTTTTCATACGGCAAACTCGATGAGATAGGGTCAACACTTGCGGTATGGTCTGTAGAGAGAATGTCACCTGTGTTAAAGATTTTCTCAAGACCAAATACCATCTTTGAAATACGCAATCTCCTAAACGGCTCAGACATCGAGAGGAACTCAAACCTAACGCTGTCGCAGTCCGGGATGTGGTTATCCTCGTCTATGAACTCCAAGCCATTGGGAGTAGATATGAACTGACCTTTTAGAGTACCCTCATAGTAGTAGGACACCCTAATCTGAGTGGGATATGCCGTGGCGAACTCATAGGTCATACCAACGAAATCCTTAGTCTTGACGAAATCAAACTCAAGGGTAGGTATCTCCGTGAAATTGCCGTTTTCATCGGTCATAGCCGAACTGACATATCCGTTTCTCAAATAGGTCGAGTCAGGGGCGATGAGGGCATCGCCACCAACTCTAAAACAGTTAGGCTCAAAAGTGAGATAGTCACACTCGTGTACCTTATCGAAAATGCTTGTAGCAAAAGGGGCTTTCGGTGAGGTGTTGACCATAGCATCGCCCTCGACACTACGGTCAATCATCTCAAGCCTTGCCTGAAATTGGGAGGTAGGGCGAACAACCATTCCCATCGTTTCTTTGTACTTGTTAGACACGACTTTCATAATTGCTCACCTCACTCTCCGACATCCACAACATTCGCTTTGCATTGCACATAATACTTAGGTCGGTTGGTTTCCGGGTCAATGAGGAATGGCTTTGCCGAGCGGTCACCCACATAAAATCTGCGAGTCACCCAATCGTTTGTAACCATATCAATGTACCGAATGGTAAAGGTGAAATCCTCAAACTGTTGGAGCATCTGACTCCATTTCTCAGGAGTGAGAACATTCCACATAAGTTCGATTTTAGATTGGTCACGACCTATCTTTTCACCACGCATCACTCCGTCTGCCGTTCTCGCACTATTGACGAGCGTAGCAACAGTCTGCAATCCGCTATCCTTGTCAGGATAAGGAAAAGCCATATCGTTGATGTAGATAAATCCATTAGCCAAAACTAAACACCCCCATTCCCAAGTTATAACCACGATTACGAGCAATTTTCTGCTGATTTTCGTAGATTTTCTCACCATCGAGGTTGATAATGATTTTGGTATCGCTACCATCGTCATCACCATTGCCACCGAGTGCGGCGAGAACTGCCTGATATACACCTGCCGAAACAGACTCAACGATTTGGTCATTGTTTACGACAGCGTTTCTGCTTCCGATGTTACCGACTAACTCCGGTCCTGCCTCTCTTGCGATAAACATCTGACCGAAATCAGGGAAACCGCCCTTAGCGTAGCACTCAAAACCTGAGGGATATTTCACCGTTGCACCGAGTACCTCTACGCTACTCCATTTAACCCTAATTCTCGGTAAAGTGATTTTCAGCGAAGCGGTAAGGCTACCGAGCCAACTCGTCACGCTCGTCCATCCACTCTTAATAAGCGAGATGCTAACCGATACAGCCGTACCTACGAAAGAGGAGATGCTCGACCAACCTTTCTTTGTCAGCGACACAGCCGCCGAAACAGCCGTACCGACAAAGTTAGAAATCGTTGACCATCCGCTCTTAAAGATGCTGACTGCAACGCTCACGGCATTGCCTACAAAAGCAGTAATCGTAGTCCAAGCGTTTTTAAGTAGCGAGATGCTAACCGATACAGCCGTACCTACGAAAGAGGAGATGCTCGACCACGCTTTTTTAACAAGCGAGATGCTAACATCAACTGCTGTGCCGACCCAAGAACTGATTGTACTCCAACCCTTTCTGAGTAGCGAAATACTAACATCGACTGCGTTACCAATCCACGTTGTGAGCGATGTCCAACCGCTCTTAACGAGTTTGACCGCCGCATCAAGACCTGCCGCCGCTTTTTCAGCCCACCAAGACTTGACGTTGCTCCACCATTGTTTAGCATCGTTGATGACATTGACTGTGAAAGTCAACACACCATCCATTGCCTTGTTGAACGGCTCTACGATGTGGGTCTTACACCAATCACCGATTGTACCGAGCCACTCAAGCATACCGCCGAACAGACCCTCGATGAGGAAACCGCCTATCTCAGCAAACACGGTGGACGGAGAGTGAATACCGAGTGCATCCTTAAAGCCCTGAACGAAACCGCCGATAAAATCTGTGATAGCAGTCCATACAGTTTGTAAGCCCTCCCAAATACCATCAATAATAGACTTACCGATGTCAACGAGGGTACTCCACGCACTCTTGATTGCTTCCCAAATCTTTCCGGGCAATTCCTTGAAAAAGTTAGCGATTTTCTGAACACAATTAGGTAAGGTTTCAAGGAAAAATGTCGGTAGGGTTTCGGTAAAGAATGTTTTGAACGCAGAGGTGATTGTTTCCCATACGCTCTTAAACCACTCAGGCACTTTCACGGTGATAAAGTCAACCGCCGTAACCCAAGCATTACCAAACCATTGTCCGATGTCATATCCGAGTCCTGACCAATCGTAGTCCTTTATCGGTTGCCATAGGTCATCAAACCACTTGTCGATGTCCTTAGACAGATTTTGAAACCATTTCTTGATATTCTTAGGAATGTTCTTAACCCATTTACAAAGGCTATCCCACCATCCGGGGATTGTTTCTGTAAAGAATTTGGAAATTACATCCCATTGCTGAACAATCAAGATGATGCCGTCTGTGACTAAGCCGACTGCCAAACCAATCAACGCTCCGATACCTGCACCGATAGGGCCGCCACAAGCACCGATGATAGCACCGATACCTGCACCTGCCGCAGTAGCACCTGCACCCACGAGCAATCCGTTCATCCAATCTAAGCCATCTACGATAGCATCATAAATGCCGACAATCATAGCAGGAATACCTGCGATAATACCACCTGCACCTGCACCGATAGCGGCACCTGCGGCACCTGCCGTACCTACTCCCAAGTTTGTGGCCGCCGTTGCTAACGCTCCTGCAACCTTACTACCTGCAAAGGTGGTGCTTATCCAAGCCGCCAACTTTGAGCCGAGTAGTGCTGTACCACCTGTACCGATGATACCGCCTGACACGATTTCCGCAAAGTTAAAGCCCTCAAGTCCGTTTTGTACGGCATCCTTTAAGCCGGAGAACTCTATCGTAAATCCTGTCAACGTGAGAATTACACCGATAGAAATTGCATAGGACGGACTCGCCAAAAGAGCCTTGAGCGTAACGATTGCATCAATAAATGCCTTAGTGACTTTCCAAGCGGCGATACCTGCACCTATCAGACCGACTGTGGTGAGAATATTGCCGAAACGTGTATTCATAAGGTCAGACCAAGAGTTAATCTCGCCTGTGATGCCGAGCCATTCTTTCATATCCTCGACAATCTGATTTACACGACTCTCTGTAGCATCCGTGATGAAATCGTAAGTAGGCAACTCAAAATCAAACTCTCCACCGCCGAGAGCATCCTCGATAGCCGAGCCACCCTCATTAGGATTGATGACATTGAGTTCATCAAATCCGAGCATATAGGATTTCAATTTCTTTGCTGAGTCAGCCGCATCATCCAACGCTCCTGTAGCATCCTCTGCACCGCCTACCACAGTATCAATGCCGGAGTAATCGACCTCAGGCATCTCAAATCCGAACAGACTTGCGATAGCACCTGCGAGGTAGCGAATTACCTTAGCACCTGCGATAGCGTAAGGCAGGATAGCGTTAAGAGCAGGAATAAAGATAGAGCCGACAGCACGAGCCGCCTGTGTAACCTGTGCTTTGAAAATTCGTAACTGATTGGCAGGAGCGTTCAATGTACGAGCCATATCACCCTGTGCCGTAGTTACCTGTGTCATAATAGCGTAGTAACGCAACTGAGCCTTTTCAGCCTGTGTCATACTTGAGATTGTTTTATCAATTCCAAGACTTAGGGCTACAGCCTGTAACTTAGCCTGAGATAAGTCATAACCAAGCCTACGGAGCGGCTCAAGTTCGCCTGACAAGCCGGACTGCAATTTCTGCATTGCATCCTCGTAACTGATATTAAAGAACGAGGAGAGGTCGTAACCCAACTGAGTTAGGTTTTTACTCATCAGATACGCTCTGTCACTCGCAACACCAAAGCCTGTCGCAAGTGTCATAAACACACCTTGATTACGCATCCACTCACCGGGGTCAATACCCATCAACTCACCGACTTGTTCTGCGTATTCCTGTGCGGCCCCTGCATACTGACCCATAGATGCAGTAAAGAGGTTTACATTCTCTATGTAGTTATTCATCTCTGTAATACAGGATGCAATCTTTGTAGCCACGGTTTTCACGGCAGAGATTGCCATTTTCAACTTAGCGTAGAGATTGATGTAAGAGCCGGATGCTTTGTTGTTCGCCGCCGCAAGACCATTCGTGCTGTTAAGCAGTTTTTGAATTTTCGCAGGGAAAGCGGAAAATCCTGCGGCAACCTTGTTCATTTCGTCAGCCAACGGCTTGAGTGCCGTAGCCAACTCCTTAATCTTTGTAGAGAACGCACCCATATCAACGGACTGCAATCCTGCAAAGATTTCAGGGATTTTCTTAATCTGAGTAAGAGTGGAGGATATTGTCTGTTTCGGCATCTCAGATAAAGGCTGTAATGCCGTGACTAACTCCCTGATTTTAGAAGCAAATCCACTCATATCAGCCGACTGTAGTTTTGATGCTACCTCAGGTATTCTGTTCAACTGATTTACAGTCGAGCCAAGATTTATCTTTCCGATAGCACTAAGGGGCTGTAAGGAATTTGCAAGGTCAGAGATAGGTGCAAAACTCACACCATTAAGAGCCTTAGCGGATGTACCGATAGCGGAAATTTGTGTCGCTATGGTAGAGGATAATTTGACACCGCCCAAGTTAGACAGGGTTTGAATTGCCTTTGTCAGACCATTCAAATTGTTCACAGAGCCGGAGTCAACTCCCTTAGCCGCATCACCAAGTGCCTTAACCTGTTTCGTTACCGAAGTTAGACCAACACCGCCACTCGTAGCCTTTTTCAATTTTTCAAGAGTATCAGTAAGGGCATCCAAACCGCTCACCGCACTCTGCGAGTTTTGTAGTACCTCTAATTCCAAAGACTCGATTGTAGTGGACATTGCACTCACCTCCTTGTTTCTTATTCCTGAGTTTTCTCCTTGAACTTAGCGTTAGTGGCCGCCATCAATGCTTCCATCAATTTCTTGCCCTTTTCGCTCACCTTACGCTCATTCTCAACCTTTTCCTCCTCGATTTGCTTAGCGGTCAAAGAGTAAGGATGTGAGGGATAAGGAGCAGGTTTCGTACCCTTTTTCGCAAAATCGTGGAAAATCGGAGAAGCATCACACAGGGCTTCATAGAAATACATTCCTTGTAGCCACAACTCTTGATTTCTCTTTTCGTTGCGGATTTCCTCCGCTTTCCGATAATCTCTCGCTAATTCAGGGTCACCTCTCCAATATTCGTCAGGTGACATACCGAGTGCTAAGTAGTAAGGAAACAACTCCTTGAACTTTTGCGTGTAAGTGAAAGAGGGGAGCGAGTTTTTAGGCTCACTCCCCTCAGGGGCAGACAGTGAGCCACTTACCAACTCGCCGTCCAATCCAAGTTTCCCTCGGCTTCCTCAGGCTCATCAATGAGGGTCATAATCGGCTCATTGTACATCTCAGCCAACTTGCCAATGAGTTCCTGCTTGTTGGTCATCTTAGCGTAGATTGCATCAATGACCTCCTGCTTCACGAAACGATGATTAGCAAGGAACGCACCTGCAAAGAGTGCCGGGAGAGTGGTCATAGGCTTATCCTTGATGTCGGATGCCACAAAACCATTTCTTTCCATAATTTCAACACTCTTGCGAGTGTATTCAAGACAATAGTCCTTGTCCTGATAAGTAAATCTCAACTGTTTGCTCATAAAATATTACCTCCGAAAATTATTCGCCAATAGCAATGGGAGTAGAGGGAGCGATGGAAACAACTGCTTCCTTAACCTCATTCGTACCCTTGCCGACAACTCTCACGCTGAGATAGCCCTTGAAATTGAACTTACCCTCAGCACCTGTGGGAGTGATAGTGTTGCCCTGCTCATCGCCGCCAAACCAAACAGCGAAATCGGTTTCAACACCTTTGAGTCCAACCAACTCCTTGTACTTTGCAAGTTCGTAATTGATGGTGAACTCAAGAGCATCCTGACTCTGAATACCCTCTACATAGGTCTGCATAGGGTCAGAGAGAGTAGTGGTTTCAAGCATCTCAGGACTACCGCCGAGGTCGGGGAAATCCTTGATGTCAACCAACTTTTCATAAGTATCGCCTGCACCCTTTTTCATCAAAAAGGTCTTAAAAGAACTCGATGCCATAGAACATTACCTCCTAAAAATTTCTTTATTCTTTGAGATTACGGCACTATACCGACCAACCATTCGGTATATGGTAGCATCATCCATATTGGGGATGGGCTGTAACATAGTACGAGCAAACCCAAGTGCCATCATTTGCTCGTCAATGAGTGTGGCTATCGCCTTACATTCAGACTTTTTACCAACACTCTTATTGGAATAAACATTCATTTCATACATAACCGAAGCGTGGTTTTCAGAACTGCCACTATCCTCGGTACGCTGATATGACTGATTATCCATTTCAACGAGAGATACGCAGGGGAACTTTGACGGAGCATTGACATACTCACCGACCATATAGATGTTCGGATAAGCGGCCCTGACCGCCGCAGATACCTTACTGAATATCTCGCTTTCAATATCAATCATCCGAATACCTCCCTTGCAATCTCTACGGATTTTCTTGCAACCTCCTGTACAGCATTGTACATAGGCATTGATGCCGGAGTACCACGAGTGATGACCAAATTGCCATCCTCATCGTAATAACCCCAAGCGGATTGTTTACCGTGACCCTTGCCGTAACTGCCGATGGTCAAACCGAGGTCAGTACCAAAAGGGTTAGGTGAACTACCGACTGAGCCGTTGTGATACACACCTGCTCCAAACTCACACCAAACGGCATCCTCGCCGTTGGCAACCACAACTGAAATTCCCCCACGTTCATCGACTGTAACCTGTACATCAGGTCTGCGAGGGCTACCCTGAATAACATCGTCCACAACAGAATTTGCAAAGAGCATCGAAGCATTCACCGCTATCTCCTCAGCAATTCTTTTTCGGTAGGTATCGACTTTTTCCAAGAAATCCTGCTTGAACTCCTGCAATTCACGAATAGCCCTGTTAATGTCTTTCGTGTTCAGACCAAACCTGATAACCTTTTTACTCATCGAACTGTCACCTTGCTTATCGCAATCGACACGCAGTTAAGACTACGAGCCACCTTTTTGACAATGTAATCGTGAGGGGTTTCAACCGTACCATCATTATTTAGAACGAGTGTGCCATCAGCATTGAGGTGAGGAGTAGAGTCAACCCACAGGATTGTGTATTCATCAATCTCTGTGTTCGGATTTTCTAAGACGATAACCTTATCGTAGGTTTCGCTCTCACCGAACTGTCGGCTCTGAATTTCACCTCGTGCCGCAGAAATGTTACCGAGGGCTTTTACAGGGTCGGTGTATTCGACCTCGTATTCGCCTGTAGCATTTCCGTATTCATCCGTGATTTCAGTTCTGTTGGAGTACAACGCATAATGAAACTCGCACTTGTTTCGTGTCATACAACGCATACTGTCAACCTCCTAACACACCGCAATGAGGGATGACCTCGCTCAGCAATGAGTCAGGCACATCTGCATTTTCATACATACGGCTGACTCCGTTCTCTGAGTGGGAAATTTCTCCCTCTGCTCCTCTCTTATTGAGTAGGTAAGCGGCTATTTCACATTGGAGGACTCCGTACCTACGAGGTACATCGGTCACAGTTTCGTCATACGGATAAGCACGATTGATAATCTTTTGTCCTGCGATAGTCAGATATTGGGTCAAAATATCGTCAGTCCAATCGACCTCATTAGGTGTACCCACCATCGCTCGTAATAACGATAATTTTTCCAAATCTGTCATCGCAATCACTCCTCGGACTCAGGTGCTACATCCTCATCGGACTTAGGGGCATCGGACTCAGGTGCTACATCCTCATCGGACTTAGGGGCATCGGACTCAGCGATTTCAGCAATGTAAATCTTGCCTGTGTCGTTATCCCCGGTCATCAAGGCTTTTGCACGAGTCTTGTTGACCTTGACACCCTCTCTCGGATAGATGTCATCCTTTTTATAGAGATGGTTGCCATCGGTCTTATCGAAAAAGTTACGAATTACTTTATACATTGACTCCTACCTCCTTAGACAGACTCAGTAACATCAACGACTGCGATGCCGTCAAGATACTCTGCAAAGAGGGTAAGACCCATAAGAGCAAAGGACTCAGATACCGCAGTACCATAGTTACCCTGAGTGTGGAAACCGATAAGATGAGTTTCTCCGGCAGTTCTGTAAACAAGACCTGCCTTAGCGAAATCGCTGTCGGAGGGGTCAACATAGTAGAGAACGATGTTCTCAGCAGGGGTAGCGATTACACGACCTCTTGCAATTTCCTCATCGGAGAGGAGGAACACAGTAGTGTAACCCATAAAATTCTTGATGTAGTTAAAGCCGAACTCAGACTGAATGGAGATGTCCTTATCGCCCATATAGTCATAGAGGTCAAGCACGTTGACAAAGGCTACTACCTTAGTGCAGGTGCGGTGCATCTGCTTGAACTTGTTGACAACATTACCCTTAGCCATTGCCAACGCTCTCTGCCAAGTGCTTTCGTTGGAGGTGAGAGAGCCGGTATTGAGGTAAGTGTAAAATCTACCTGTAACATTGTCCTGCAACTCGTAAAGGAACGCATCATCGGTCATACCGACAGCCACATCGTAGCCGTGTTCCTTGATTGCTTCAATGGAAACTGCCTTTGCGTACTTTTCGATGGTCATTTCTGCATAGTCAATTTCCTCGATGGTTGCCTTGCTGTAAGGGATTTCGTTACCCTCAGCCACAGCACCACTCTGTAAAGTCATAGTGGCTTTCTTAGACTTGAGGATAGTACCGGGAGTCTTGCGGATAGGACGCATAATGCCCATAATCTCACGGAGATGCTCCCAATTCTTACCGAAACGAGTGACGAAATCAATCTCTCGTGCGGTAACGGCGATAGCCGCCGCATTGGTCAAATTTTCTTTTGCCATAACACATTACTCCTTTTCAAACAAATCAATATTTGCGGCAATAGCGGTCTGTCGCTCAACCGGGTCGGTAATTTTCATAATGTCATCCATTGACATTCCTTTCCCACTACCGCCTGTGGGTTTAGGTGTGTCATTCAGAACATCCTCACGGACTTTCTTATCTCTCGCTTCCTGATGTTTCTGTTGGTTAGCGAATACCTTTTCAAAGTCACCCTCTGCCATAGCGACAGCAGTTTCCTGTGCAAGGGCATCATCATAACCGAGAGCGAGGAACTTTGCCTTATTCTCGGAAATAGTTACCTTTTTGAGGAGTGCATCATAATCACTCTGCAACTTTTCACGCTTTTCGGCATCCTCTTTCTCCTTGAGTTCATCGGCAGTCATCTTTTCACGCAACTGCTTCTTGTAATCTGCGGCTTCCGAATTGCTTTTAGACAATGCGGCCTTGAGCCTGTCGATTTCCGCAGAGCCATCGGCAGGGAGTTCGATGCTTTCAAGTGCCTTTTCGACATCCTCAAGGGTCATACCCTCTTTGTAAGCATCTTTAAGTAAATCCTTAATGTTCATCGTGTTACCTCCTACGATTTAAGTCTTTCCTGACTATGTTTTCTGTTTTTAGGACTTGTCTGTCCTTTGCGTTTTTCCAAGTTCCCTCTTGTATAACTAAGCATAAAGCCTAATCACCTAAATGGTCGCATCCCTCACAATAATTGGGATAACCGTGTTCACAGCGTGGGTCAACCTCGCACTTGTCGAAATCGCCGTGACATATCACGTTGGCTAAGGTTTGGAGTTCACCCTCAAGGCTCTCACTCAAGATACCGCTATTGATTAGCCTGTACAGGAGTTCCGTTGCCTGTTTTCGTGTCATCTCCGTCACCTCCGTTATTACCTGCGTTAGCCATCGTCTGCTTTGCAATCTCCAAAGCCTTTTTCGCTCTCTCCTCGACATATTCCATACTCATTTGGTAAGCGTTCTCAGGGTCAGAGAACAATCCACACGAGGTGAAAGCAAGGCGAGGATGAATTTTCTCCTGTTGGAGCATCGAAACGAGTACCTGACTCTTGCTCTGAATGTTGTCGTAATTTCTACGAGTGAACTTACAATCAATATCCTTGAGTCTGAGTTTGTACACGTTCTCATCCAAACCTCGATTGTCTTTGCAGATGCGGAGAACGAGTTTCAAGGTTTCCTGCTCGGACTCCTTGAAAATGGTTTCGCTGTCCTTTGCTCGGCACTCGGCGGCTGACCAACCATCTCTGAGGATGACTGCGGCCCCTGTGTCCGAGGTGGATGAGCCACCGTTTCTGTTCGGCATACCGCAGATGCTTAGGATGGCATCATAAATGTCCTCTTTAGCAATCTGAGTCTGTGTCTGATTGAGTTCGTTGGAAACCATATCGACATCGGCTTGATTACCCTCGGTGGACTTAACCTTGATTGCACCAAGTTCAAGGAATTTCTTATATTCCTCCTCGGTGATTTCGCAGTTAATGAATTTCATAAATGCCTGAATGAACTGCTCAATGCCATCCATTCTGTTAGATGCGATGTTGTTGAGCGTATCAAGCAGGTCAAGGACAATCTCAAACGCACCAAGTCTTGCGGTATTCGCCGGGTACTCGATAATCGGTATCATTCTAAGAGCGTGACCCTTGCTCTTGATGATTTTCTTATCCCGGATTTCCCAAAAATGATTGTTCGTGTACACAGAAAATGTATCGACACCCTTTTTGTCGGTGCAATACTTGACTGCGAACACAGGCTTGTTTCCAATCTTGTTGGAATAAACCACGAATGTATCACGAGGGTCGAGCGAGAACATCTCAAACGGAGCATCGTCCTCATCAATCCTCTTATCAGGAAGCACCAAGCGGTACGCAGTACCTGCAATCATCTGCCACTCAACAATCTGCTTGTCCTTAGATGCTTTGTTCTCGCTGAACATCATCTCGTTAAGTTCGGCAATCGCCTTAGACACTCCCTCATCGCCGTTACGACCTACATATTGGATAGGCTCACCGCAGAGATAGCCTACCTTGAACGAAACAATTTCGTTAGCCCTGTTTTCTACAATTTTGTTGCAAATCTCAGGACGAACTTTTTTCTCACGTTCCAAAATCGGCTGTTTTCCACGATAGTAATTCCACAGATATTCGATTTGGTTTCTATTCTTGAGATGCACATTCATCGCATCGGTGATTTCATCAATGATATTCTCATCGGTGATGACATCGACATCGGTGAAAATTCTCTCACGACCAAACATATTCATATTTGTGTTCATTCCCAATCTCCTCCTTTGCAACAAAATAAAAAGTGCGTAATGACTCGTGGGGCTGACCCACCGTAAATCATTACGCACATAAAAATATCCAATAATTCTATTTTACACCCTATATTATATCACAAGTTCTAATTCTTGTCAATAGAAATTCTAAAATTTAGATGTAAAAATCTGAATTATTTGTTAAAAAGGTCTTTGGAACGCTTCCGCTTTCGCTCCTGTGAGGGATTGAGCGTATTCTGCCAACTGACTAAAGGCATCCGGGACATCATCCCACTTGTTTTTACCCATCAGCGAGTAGGAGCAAAGGAAAGTAAGTGCTTTGCGGTACTCCTTGTTGTCCTTGATGATACTATCGTCCTTGAACAGACAATGCTCCTTGACCCACGGAGAATTGACGAGGATTTTCGTTTCCTTGTTTGCCGTGGTGTATTTGGTCGTAATCTTAGTCCTGCCGCCTTTGGCTTTCACACCCTCTTGTACCTTTTGAGCGACTCTGCCACCTGCGGAGTTAGACTCAAAGCGACTGATGTGTACCTTGTTTCGGAGCAGAGCCATTATCAACCGAGTTTCCACGATTTCAGGGTTACTGTTATCGCAGATAATATCGTCAATGTAGAAATCCTGTCCGTATTGGTATGCGACAGGCATAACGCAGTAGTCCGTACCTCTGTCCTTAGTATCGCAGACCGAGATGATGGCATCCGGCTCTCTGTCCGGCAATTCAAAGTATCTCCTCAATTCGTTGTCTGTAAACAAGCGGCCCTCTCTTTCGATAGGCTGATTGAGGTACAAGGCTCTCCACGAAGCATCGTCCATTATCCTACGCTGTTCGTGATAGAACTGAGTGTTGAAACCGACTCCGTAGGCATAATCAAAATTCGACTCATCGTTTTCATCGAGAGCAGGGATAACGATAAACCTCGCACGGTCGCTGTCACCATACTCGTTCTCAAGTCTGCCTATGACATCGTGAACAGACCAACGTGTAGCGATGTGCAACTCCTTACAATGGTCACCAATCTTACGCTGTCTAAGGTCGGTGGTGTACTGTTCCCATAGTTTGTCCAAACGCTCCTTGCTCAAAGCGACCTCGATTGACGGAACAAGGTCATCGCAGTACAAGAGGTCTGATGCACGATAAAGACCTGCGTTACCTGTACCTGTCGAGGTGAACTCAAGCGTTTCAAATCTCTTTCGCTTTCCGATGTCGATACGACAGTCCTTAGCATTGGTATTCGTAACCGACACTCCGGGGAAAATCTCGCCCCACAGATACTCACCTTGAGGGTCTAACATTCTCAAGCACTCGTCATAGACTCCTCGGATGAACGCATTGGAGTGAGAGCCTGTGAGTTTCGGCTCATCAGGTCTTTTCAATCCGAGCCAAGTGAGATAGAAAATGGCGAGAGTGGTCTTTCCTGCACCCGGAGGGAGAGAGATGGCGAGTAGGTCTAACTTATCATCCGTTAAATCCTGTAGGGCATCCACGACCTGTCGTAAGACTTTCATACGAGGACGATAGAACTGCTTACTCGGCTCTCTGTTCCATTCTGCATACAGGATAGCAGAGTGGAAATCGTTTGGGGCTAACCAATGTAGAACTCTCTTGTGCAAAGCGAATAGGTCTTTGATGGCGGCACCACTCACAGGAATGTATCTGTCCAAATAATTGGACAGTTCTCGTCCGTACTTGAGAGCGAGGGGCAGGTCGGTCTTGCCGCACTCTCTCACCATAGCAAACATATCCGTAAAGACTCCCACCGAGGGGGTCTTTTTGTATTTTTCCGAAATTTTTGATAGTAACTGTTCCATATTTACCTCCTGAAAATAAAAAGAGTGCGTAACAATCTACGAACTCCGTAAATCATTACGCACACTCAATCATTCAACCACGAACTTTTGTCCGTCTGTGGTTTCCACCGATACAGGTGAGTCATCGACCCTCTCAAAGAGCCATACGACTCTCGCCGTTGTACCTGTTTGCACTTGTGTATCACATTGGATAGCACCCTCGATTTCCTGTCCTGTGAAAACCGTGACCACCAACTCAATGCCGTTCTGAAACGCTTTCACGTTGATAGCATCACACGGCAGGACTGTTTCGCCTGAGTCGTTGGTGTAGTCAAAGAACAATCCGATGTAGGTCTGCTCATTGATGACCACATCCTTACCCTCTACATAGGTCAACGTGTGACCGCTCTCATCCGTAGGCTCGACAACGCATCCTGCCAAAGAGAACAGCATCATCAGAGCCATTGCTAAGCACAATATTCTTTTCATTATTTTCTCCTCCTGCGGCCCTTACCGCTCACTCTCGGTGATTTTGTCAACTCAAACAACACGACTACCGGGATAGCCAATATAGCAACAATCCAAATCATACCCTTACCTCCGATGCTCGTGCATACCAAGTGCTACGGCTGATACCGAGTTCGGCACAGCAGTCATCCACGGTCACGAGTCCGTCTTTTTGCATTTTGAGGAATTTTTCAAACTCAGCAGGTGCTTTACGCTTACGACCCTCTTTCCAATTTGGGTCATTCCTGCAAATCTCTTTGCCCTCTGAGGTACGCTGAACAATCATATCCCTCTCAAATTCCGCAAAGGCAAAGAATATCGTTCTCATCAATCGACCTGTGGGGCTGTCATCGAACTTACCCATATTAAGAATATTGATGGAAACTCCCTTGCTGAGCAGTTCATCAATAATGTCCAATCCGTCACGAGTGCTACGAGCGATGCGGTCAAGTTTCGTAACCACAATCGTATCTCCCTCTTGCAACAGAGCCAACAGTTTGTCAAGTTCAGGTCTATGCTTCTTAGTGCCTGTGAAACTCTCGTAGAAAATCACCTCAGCACCATTGTCCTTTAACTGCTTTTCCTGTACCTCAAGGCTATTGCCGTATTTGTCCTGACCTTTGGTACTTACTCTTGCATATCCGTAAATCATTACGCACACCTCCTGTGGGTTACTCTATTTCGATGCCACCCTCGGACACTCTTGCATCTCTCGGAACAACAACGATTTTGTAGTCCATTGCTTTGAGCATCTCATTGAGTTTGGCTACGCTGATGTTCTCCTGTTTGAAACGCTCGGAGAGAACATTGGATTTGATATTGAGTCTGTCACAGAGGACAGCAGGTTTTACCTCTCTCATTTCCATTACTTTTTTAAGGGCTTGTGTTGCTTTCATAATCATAACCTCCTTTGGTTTGACATCATTATAGCAGATATTTCTGAGGTTGTCAAGATATTTCTGAGATATTTTTCAACTTTTTTTTATTTTTCGGCTACTCAGAGGGCTAACTCCGACCCCTGCCCCTGTTCCGCTTCCCCCTCCGGGATCGCACCTGCTCCGGCTCTGTGGGCGATGGGATGCAGGGCCGCACACCGTGCGAAAACTCAAAAGAAAACACACCGTGCGAAAACCTCAGAAAAATCTGAAAAACTTTTGCAAAACCTCTTGACAAACTCAGATATATCTGATATACTATGTATGAACTCAGAAATATCTGAGATATAGCACACAGCCGGACAGCCTGACAGACTACCCCCGGCACAAATCAAAACAAAGTATTTTATTAAATGGAGGTACTACCCTATGAAAAACTATGTACACAAATCAACGCACTTTTACGGCTACCCTATCAGCGACTATGGTATTAAAAACGGCTACATTGATTATAAAGCCTTGAGCCGCTCTTTTGATGCTGTACTATGCAACAACGTGACAAATTTATTTTACGCTACTATTAACGGAGAGTATAACGAGCCTGAACAGGTGAACGGCTATATTGATTATAGCGATGAAATAAACGCACTACAGGAACAAATTGACGATTTAGAAATGCAACAATGTGATTTAGATGTTTGCGTAAATGGTGATAATGAGCGATACAACGCACTACAGGAACAAATTGACGGTTTACAGGAACAAATTGACGATTTAGAGCGTGAGCAGGATTATCAACCAGAAATATATCAATATTTTATTATATCTGATAGAGGGGCTGAAATTCTAAAAGATTTAACTGATGAAATTGTTTATTATATTCCGGCTCTTGATATTTATGTTTGGGGCGTTACCCATTGGGGTACATCGTGGGATTATGTATTGACAAATATTAAAATTGAATTGTCTGAGGAGGTATAAAAATGGGTATTTATAGAGATTTAGCAAGACAATTATATAATACTTATTACGATTATTATTGTACTGTAGCATTTGATTTTATTGTTGAGGCTGTTTATAACTCCGTGATTGATTTACAGGGGGTTATTGATTTACCTGATTTACACCAAAACATTATAGAAAATTATATTTAATTGGAGGAACGAAAATGGGAACAATTAACTGCAAAACGAGCGACTATATAACAATAGGTTATGACTGTAATAATATAGACTATGACGAGCCGTATTATAACGATTTTATAAATGATTGTTATGAGCAGGTGAAAATTGTACTTGATAAAGAGCGATTTTATTATTTTCACGTTGCACTTGAGCCGGGATATTATGAGGGATTTTCTATTGATATTGAATTTAATTTTTCGTGGTGTTTTGACTCGTGGGAGGATAAAAGAGCGGCCCAAAAAGAAATAACACAGATTAAACGCTTTTTAACTCAATGTATTAACGATTTTGATTGTGTAGTCGTTTTTCCGGGATGGTGTACACGGTACGCAAATTATAACGACTCTCTAACAGAATTAAACAACGCTATAAAAGAAATGCGTCAGACCGTGCGACAGACTCCAACATATAATAATTTACCTGAGGGGGAGAAATACGCTTGATTATAATTTGTATATTGGTTTTACCGTTGGTTATACTCTCAGAATTAACCAAAAAGACAAAATAAAATTGCTCCGGGGCTTAGCGGCTCCGGGGCTTTTCTTTTCCCACGTTGCAAAACTCCCACAGGCTACCAAAATATAACGGCTCTCTGAGGGATTTTAACGGCTCTCTGAGGGCTTTTATTATTTAGGGGTATAGAGATACTACCGAACAATTAAAACGGCTCACGGGGCTATTATACAGGCTCTGAGATGGTACACGAAAAACAGCCCACGACAGCCCACGCAACCGGGCAAACGCTCAGACCCTCAGACCATCGCCCAAAATCAGCCCAAAACTGACCCAAATTTTCCCTAAAACCTGCGAAAAAGCGACCCACGCTCCCAAAATCTGAGAGGGTGGGCCGCTCTTTTTCGTTTTCATAGTCGATAGTCGCTCCAAAGTCGCAGAGTCGCAAGAGTCGGAAAGTCGCTCAAGAGTCGGAGTCGCTGTCAGAGTCGATAGTCGCAGAGTCGGTGAGATACCTCTTGCGAATATCGTCTGCATCGTAGTCGGTGTCGTTGCGAGTGTTCGGAGTGAGTACCATTTCGGTCTTGTCCTGATAGCCGAAATTGTTTTTCATTAGGAAAATGCCTGAAACAGGGTTAATTTTGCCGTTCATCATATAGTTTTCCATCAAATTTTCAACAATTTCGTATGCTCTTTTTATCGAGTCCAAAGTCGCAGTCGGCAACTCGTAGGGTGTAAGCCCTCCCTTAGCCACTCCATTCTTGATTTCCCACAATCTCCTGCGGTCAATACCAAGAGCCAATCCCATTCCTGCAATGGTAGGTTTCATATCGTTCTCAGCGTTGATTTGAAAGAACGCATTGAGTCTTTCCTCTACCTCGGCAGGATTGTTCAAATCAACCTTAGGCAGTCCTGCGAATTTCATACTCACCAAGAGATATTTGGAATTATCTCCGGGGTCTGTCTGTACAGACATCTGCTCAGACTTTTTAGGTCGCTTCTGCTTGACTATCTGTTCTCCCATTTCAGAGAGTTCCTTATCGTCCATAGGGGTTTACCTCCTTTTCTGTCGAGTGACAAAAGTGATGATTATTTTTCCACAAGTTCTTATATAGTAAATACTATTATATTTTCTCATATGTAATAGATTACTAAATATTTATCACTTTTATCACTTATACCTTAATTTTTCTCATATGTGATAGATTACCAAAAATTTATCACTTTTGTCACTTTAAGAGATTATCCAACATCTCGCCCTGCTTTTCGGTCAACATTTTCCATCGAAATTTTCGGTCAGTCGGAACTAAATTCAAGTCCTCAAGGAAAAATCTCGTATCAAAATCGTGTACTGTATGACCATCTGCGTGAAATGTTGTAGGACTATCCTTATCCCATTTCAGTAACAAAGCCCATAAATCCGGGTAATTTTTGCGTAAGAGCCTTAACTGCTCCACACCTTGATTATGACAAAACCAACATCCACCTCTCGCTGAGTCCGTGTAGATGGGTGATAGTAAGTCGTTCTCCTCGCACCATTGTCGGCAGTATGCTTCATCCCATCCTATATCCACGAGAGGGAGAGCATATCCAGGCTTAGTGTGCCTTGCTATACGCTCAGGCTCATCTGCGGCGATGCCGAGGTACTGCACAATATTTGTTTTCGCACCTTGTGCAAGGGTGCTATCTGAAAACCTGCTGTTTGAGTTTGGTACACCAATTCCCTCGCTTGACCGAGATTGGAAATCCATAAGGGCTTGTTTCTTGAGTTCCCCTGTGCAGAACTGACTCCACCGAGTCGCAAAGCCTGTTGCTTGAGGTTGCTCGTACACCAATTCCCTCTGAGGATGGGAAAGCCGTAAATCCGCTCTCTCTCTCTCTCTCTCTGAGTCTTGCGTTTCATTGGGCGGTAAAAGATTTTCTCGTAAGTAAGTTTTTCGCACGAGGTCAAAGGCTCTGTCCTTGAGTCTATCGACACACCACGGATGCTGTCGAACAGGGAAACCATAGCATTGTTTTCCAAATCGCTTACTGATACATTCTGTATAGAACTGTCTTTCGTAAGTGAGTTTCTCTCTTGCTCTCGCACATATATGCTCCACGGTGAGTCCGTATCGCTCTTTGATGATGGCATCGGCTTTAGCCTTGAACTCCACCATCGGAGGGAGGTCGGCAGGGATAGTGTCAGTAGCCCACACCTCAGCGTGAACTACTCTGTCTATCCGATAGCCCAACTGCCTACAGGCTTCTAAACAAGCGAGAGAGTCTTTTCCGTAGGAGAGGGATAAGATGTATTCTGTGTTAGGGTCGTTCATCTCACCACCTCCACGTTGACCGCCACAACTCTGTATCGCTTCATATTGACATTCCTACGCTTTAACTCGTGCAGGATGTCATAACCTGTGAACAACAGAGGAGCGTGATACTCGTTGATTATCTGTCGATAATGAGGGTAGCGAAAGTCCGTACCTGTGATGAATTTGCCTGTTTCTCGGTGTTGGATAGCGTAGAGGGTATTGGGCTTAGGGTCGTGCTTCTCGCATCTCTTGCAGATGTGACTGCCCTCAGGGATGACCTCGCCGCACATCACACATCTGTCTGCATCAGCCATTGTCATCCCTCCTATCCATTAGCCTTGAAATTATAGATAGGTAAGAGCCTGTCCAAGATTTCCACGGTCGGCTCGATACACTCCATAATCTCCTCAAAATTCTTATAGACAAAAGGTGCTTCATCAATGGTGCTTTCGTTGATGCAAGTGCTGAAAATACCATCCATCTCCTGAGCGTATTGCTCCACGGAGAACAGTTCCTTAGCCTTAGAACGAGAATAGAGCCTACCTGCTCCGTGGGGAGCGGAGTAGTTCCAATCCACGTTGCCCTTACCCTTACAGAGGAGCATACCATCTCTCATATTGAGAGGGATGACGAGGATTTCTCCTGCCTGAGCGGAGATAGCACCTTTTCTCAAAATGCGATGGTAAACATCAATGTAATTGTGGATGGAGTTTATATGGTCGGTGATTTGACCGCCCATAGCCTTTACAATCGTGTGTAACATCCTGCGGCGGTTTTCGTTGGCAAATTCCTGCATAATGTTTACATCGTGGAGGTAAGCCAACATATCATACCCGGTGAGGTAGCAAAGGTCACGGTTTACGCTGACCTTATGCTCAGCAATCCATTGCTCACGCTTACAAGGCTCAATGGTCTTTAACTCCTCTTTCATCAAGCGGTAGTTATGCTCCTTGACACGCTTCTCAGCGAGAGTCTGATAAAAGGCCGCCACCTTGTAACCGATATTACGGCTACCGCTATGAACGGACAGCCAACCATCCTCATAGGCTTCTATAAAATGGTTACCGCCACCGAGAGTTCCGAGAGCGGTTTTGGCTCTCGCCTTAGTTTCGGAGTCGAGATGCTCCCAACAAAGCAGACGAGAAAAATCCCACGGCTGTTCCTCTTTGTGAGTGTCCATACCAAAGGGGATGTATCTGCGGATGACGGCATCGAGTTCCTCAAGCCTATCTCTGAAATTGATGTTAGTCTTTACGAGGTCAACACCGCATCCGATGTCAACACCAACGAGGTTAGGGCAAACCTTATCGGTGATTTTCATAGTAGTACCAATCACACATCCTGCCCCTGCGTGGCAGTCAGGCATAATGCGGATATGAGCGTTTTCACCGAGAGGGGAATTTGCCATCTCAAGGATTTGTGAGATGGCTTCCTGCTCTACAGTCTTTGCGAATATGGATATATCTCCATACTTAGTATTGTAAATCATTTTGTTCCTCCATATCATCAAAGGTTAATTGGACTCCTACATCGACAATGCCGTTCTCATCATACACATCAAACCACTCGCCACAGTAGTTCTTAGTGGCTCGGAGCAATTTGAGAATGGTACTCAGTCGTTTGCAGGTGTATAGGTGCATCCCTTTAGGGTTTACACCCAAACCTAAGAAAGTGTTGCGATAGAAACGAGAAAACTTGTTGCTCTTATAGACGGCTCTATCCTCGGTCATAATCTTACGCTCCGGGATGACAGTACCATCGGTTTTCTTTATCTCAGGTATTGTCATCTCGTAAGGGGCTTTTCTAAGATAATACATACTGTCACCTCCTAAGTCAGTTTTATCTTGCCATCGTCCGTGGTGCCGCTCTCCTTGAGAGCCAAACCATAGACATAAGTACCATCGTTACGATGCTTGATGGGATAACCACGCATAGCAACCTCGTTATAAAAGGTCGTGCTACCCATAGGCTTGTACCTGTTGTCAGGCTTCACACACCAACCTGAGTAGGCTGAGTACAAAGCACCTCTGAGTATCATCTTGTCCTCTCCGAACTCGCAGGAGTCCTCAAGGAAATTACCCACTCTGTCGTGGAGTTTGCGGTAGTTCTTAGTGGCTTCCACTACGCAAGGGGGAGGATTGAGTCCATTCTTGACATAATCGGCACAGCCATCAAAGAGCCATTTGAGAATGGTCGGTCTGTTCTCCGGCATAGCAAACAACTCTTTCAAGTTCTTATCCTGCTTACCCTCGGTGAACTGTTCGTTGAACTCAATGACCCAAATACGATTGGATGTAAACACGGTGTCATCGGTGGCGGCAGGTAGGTGGTTGGTTTCAAGCCACAGGGTGAACTGAGGGGTAAAGTTAAAGGAGTTCTGAAACAATCCACGAGTGACGAGAGTGTCACGACCTGTCATTGTTTTCATACTCGCCGCATCCAAGCGAACATCTCTTGCAGACTCGGACATTCTGACGAGTCGTGTACCTACCAACTTAGCGAGGGCAGGTTGCGGAGCGTTGAAATCGGTTGTGCGGCCCGACTTGTTCTCGCAGATGAGGTCAGGGGGAGCGGTATCAGCGTAGTCCTCTCCGAGAATGGTATTGATGGTTGAGAACAACGTGCCTTTACCATTTCTCGTCTTAGCACCATAGGCTATAAACATACACTCCTCTCGGTTTACACCGAGGAGCGAGTAGCCTAAGGCTCTCTGTAGGAACTTTGCCTTATCCTTATCGCCGCCTGTAATCTCGTCAATGAACTTAGCCCATCTCTTACAGGGTTTCGTGAGGGCATTTGGCAAAGAGCAGGTGGTTTTCTTTGTCACGTTGTACGGAGTGATGTCAGCGATAGGCTGTCCTGTCTGCAAGTCATAAGCGACCGTGGGAGTGTTGAGTAGGTACGGATTTGTGTCCATATCCTTTAGGCTCATTCTCACCATCGTCTTGAGTACCTCCATAATGTTACGCATTGGAGTGTATTTACGGATGGAGGATATGTACTTGCGGTACTTGTCGATAACCTCTTTTGCTTCCTCATCGTCCTCTCCGATAGCGTTGGAGATTTCCATACAGTAGAGGATGAGGAGGTTGAGGAGGGTTTGGAGCATATCGGAGATAGCACCATTCTCGCCCTGCTTGACCCAACATCTATTCCATACATACCAACAGTCATTCTGAGGGCAGTAGCGGATTTCGTCATTGTAGAGGTTGCTCATCAGAGTAGCCATACCGATGTCATCCCAAGAGTAAACGAAAGAGGTGTGGGGCTTGAGAGCCATAATCTTGTACATCATCGCTGACATACCCTCGTCCTCGATAATCTGTCCGTTACTCAATTCGTAAAGGTCTGAATTAGCCATTGTCCGTCACCTCCTCATTCTTGATAGCGTAGAACAGCATCCCACGCTGTATGTATCTCTCGGCAAGGCTGAATTGCCACGACATAAACCAACCTCGATTGGTGATTTTGTCGATGAAATACACAAATTCTTGTTTTGCGAGTTCGTCAAGGGAGGTTATGGGGCCGCCCTTGCGGTATTTTCTCTTATACTTACGGCTCATCTACCCATCCTCCTTTGCATCGTTTCTATCGTGGATGTGAGGTCATCAAACCTCTCATTGAGGTTGATATGCTCATCACCATCGAAACAAACTGTAGCCATCCCATTGGAGTCCTGCGTGATGCAGGTCACGTTGGCAAGATTGATAAGAACTGTATAGCCGTTCTGTGCTTTAAGTTCGATAAAATTCATCTCTTATACCTCGTTACGCTTCCTACGATGGTTTCAATCTCGCTCTCCGGCAGGAGTGGGTCACACGCTACCGTGTTGCAATATATCAACTCATCGAATATTTGTTGTGGGCTGTAGCCCTGATTGTGTAACATCCCTGCAAGAGATGTTAGACAGATATTTCTGCACCCATCAGGAATACGAGGATAGACAGGACGGAGTTTTATTCGGTCTTGCGGTCTTTCCCATATCGGATGGTAAATGCGAGTGGTAACAGGCTTCTCGGACTCTAAATCACGGATGTCAGGAAAGTATCGCTCAATAATGTAGTCAATGGCATCTTGATTTTCGATGACATCCCTATACAAGAGGACATCTCCTGTCATAATAAAGTACCGAGCAGACTTGTAGATTTCCACTCCCTTTAGGTTGTTTTTGCCTTTGAACGGCAGAGTACCTCGGAGGAGAATGTGAAACCCTCTACCGCTCTTGCTACGCTCGGTGTAGGACTTACATTCTCCTATGATGTCACAGGCGAGGGTGGAGAGGAAACCATCCTCTCCGTACCCATCGTCAATGTCGATACCGACTATGCCGTTATCATTGAACACAAATCCGGGATAGGTGATTTCACCCTGCTTAACGGCTTCCTCTGCTTCTGCAAAGGGCCGCCAAGTCTGAGGATTGGTGGAGGATGCGGCATAGAGGGTATCTATTCTCATTGGAACTTTGGAGTCAATACCCACACCGACCCATTGGTCGAGGTTACGGAGTTCTGTGGGTATGTTCTGCAAGTTCTTTTCATCCATCCTGTTCATATCACATCAGCCCTCTGCGTTTCGCAACCTTGCGTTCAAACTCTTTCATCATATCCCAAATAATGCTCTGATTGATGTTGTGCTTCTTAGCCACCTCATACACATTATCCGAGAGGGTGTCATAACCTCCGTACACGGCTGTGAGAATTTCTCTATCCCTGTCGGAGTAGGTCTTTACGATAGCGTTACAGGCAAACCAATTATTCTTATCTGCTTCCGAGCGGAAACGAGGTTGCTGAGGGTTACGAGCATAATAACGCATCGTGTGCCTTACGAAATCTGAATAAAAGGGTCTGTTCATTCTGCCACCTCATCAGCCTTAGGCTTCTTGCGAGTCTTAGGCTCAATCACAGCAGGGAAAAAGTATGTATCATCTACGATGATTTCATTGTCCTTTTCCACGACATTCTTACCGTGGTTTACGATACCGATAGCGTTTGCAATCGGCATTTCGCTTTTCACCTTTACCTTGCCTGTACGCATAACAAAGGTGACCATACCATTAGTGTGCTTGATTTTCATTTCTTGTGTCCTCCTTTGAACAATTTTCTGAAAAATCTCTTGATGCAGTATAAGAGGATGTACCACAACTGCTCCAAGTAACCTACTTTACGATAGCCCATTGTCCTTATCCTCCTGATACCATTCGTTAATATCTACACCGATGTCTTTCAACATCCGATGAGCCAACCATTCGTTATCGCCCGGCTCATCCATTTGGTAGAACTCTCTGAGGGCTTTGTGTTCCTCGATAAAGGCTTTCCAAAACCTCTTGAGTCGTTTCTTTTTCCAACCGTAGTGTGCCATAAGGGTGTAAAGCACCATCGCATCTATATCTGCGGCATACTGCTTATCCCTCTCGACCAACTGACGATTGATTTCGATGTTCATTGCCTTTTTCTCGGCGGCGGTCAACTCCGCTCCGAACACCTTACCGCCATACTTTTTAATTCTCATTTTGCGGCACCGCAGGGAGAGTTACAGATAATTCTGCCACTCTGACACTTAGGTACGAGCATAAACTGCAACTCCGGCTCTACGAGAGCGACCATATCTTTTACGAGGTTGCGGATTTCCCATTGTGCCTTGTTGCACAATCTCTCGTTGCTGATGTGGATAAGTTCTCTGAGGTTGCAGGAGATGTAAAGAGAGGTTTCACAGGCATTGGGGAGAATGAAACGAGCATCCTCATTCGGAGTACCCTCGTAGGTATGTTTCTGATACCATTCGTTAATCTGCTCCATCTCCTCGTAGAACACGTTGTCCTCTATATTGGGAGGAGTGACGAACTTGAAACCATCCTCGGAGCAGTATCTCTGACTACGCTGAGTGAAACTGCAATGTCTGTGACGGACTAACTGATGGGAACAGGCACGAGAGATGCCCTCGACCTTAAAGGTGAAATAAATATGCTCAAACACGCTGTGGTGTCCGTTTCGGTAGAGGTGCTTGACCAATCCGAGAGGATTTTTAGGGTCTGAGTCATAGCAGATGGAAGCGATAGATGCTATCGTTTCGATGGGGTTAGGTGTTGCCTGTACGAGCGTTACTTTCATTTAGATGCCCTCCTTAAAAGGTAAGTCAATGAGTTCAGGTTTGTGCTTCTGAGTCCATAACGCTCCGAGCATATTCCAAACGAAAGCACGGTCGTGTGGCTCATCCGTATCGCCCCTAAGCCACTTGAGGTAGTGTCTTACACCGCTATCAATGTAGCAATGGAGGTCAATGCCTTTTTCCCAATTACGCTCAGCGTATTTCTTAGCACCCTCCTCGTAGTGTTTGGAAACCTCAAGTAACATTGTGAATACATCCCATTTGGCGGCTTCTCTGAACTTATCGAGAGCGAGTTTGAGATAAACACTCTCGCCGCTATAGATGTACTGCGAAATCGCTAAGAGAACGGCATCGTCATTGTCCGTAAGGGAAACATACTGTGCGATTACATCCAAAGGGAGTAGGTCGCATCGACCCTTACCCTCGGCTATGTCACGGACAGCCCCGGACTCAAACGCTCTGCGTTCTCCGCTATCTTTGATTGCCATAGTGTTCTCCTATTCTGAGTGGCTGAGAGGATGGGAGTCACCCTCTCAGCCCTCGTAGATTATTTCAAAAGAGCCGTGAGGTCGAGAGCAGATGCTGTCGTGGGCTGTGCGGCAGGGGCCGCAGTAACAGGTGCAGGAGCAACGGCAGGTGCTTCCGCTACAGGCTCGTGACCGAGAGTGAGAGCCTTTTCTACAGCAGGAGTGTCAAAGCCCTCTGCTACCCACTTGTCACCGAGATTTGCAAAGGTGATGTTCTTAGTGGGGTCGTTCTTGTTCGGCTGTACGGTGTGGGTAACCTCAGCACCGATGTAGCGGTCAATCAACCAAGTATGGTCGATTTCCTCCAACGTGAAATCGTTGAGGGCAGTCTTTGCAAAGTAACTGAAAGCGTTACAAGCACCCTCGTTCATAACTCCACCCTGACCCATAAGCGAGAAACGCTCGGTGTGGGTGATACCCTGTGCGTTGACCAACTTTACCTCAACCTTACCGAAATCAGCGTTGTAGGTGCAGTCATAGATACGGAAAATGTGTTTACCTGCCGGACAGACAGTAAAACCGCTCGTCATTGGAATAGTAGCCATAATTATTTCTCCTCCTTGATTTCGCTCGTTGTGAGCCTTAATGTTTCTGTGGGTCTGAGGTACTGTGCATATACCTCTGCGTTGGCTTCCTTGAAAGCCTTTTCGTCAAACTTATTGCTGACTGTCTTAGAGAGAGTGAACACGATGCGAGAGCCTTTGACCTCGACCTGTTTATCGCCCTCTCGGAACTGACTCTGAGCATAAGCCTTAATTTGGTCGGTGAGTTTCTTGAGTTCCTTTTCCTTATCAGCGACTGTGGCTGTGACGGACTCAATCTCCTCTTTTAATGCTTCTGCCTTAGATACGAGTTCGTAGATGTCGGTGTCAGGATTGAGAGTGTTGGTACGGAGAGCCTTGAGGATTTCCGCATCCTTTTTCTCATCAAACTCAGGGCTGACACCCTTGAGAACATAGGTGTTCCACCAAGCCGTAGCCTGTTCTATGTAGAGGTCGAAATTCGGATAACGCTCCGAAACCTTGAACTCATCGGTGTACACGTTCTCGTTGGCATAGGACGGAACAACCTGCTCAGGATGCTCGTAATCGCCCTTGCCGTCCTCAAGCGTTACACAGACCATCAGTACCTTATCAACTCCGAGGAGGTAAGCGTAAAGGGCCGCCTGTAATGCTTGATAGTGAGGGGCTTCTCCATCTTTCCATCTGTCCTCAAGAGTGCCGGAGCGACCATCGACCTGTACAGTCTTGATTTCGACTACATATTCGATATTGCCGTTATCGTCCTTGATGAGAGCATCCCACATACCACCGAAAATCGGTTGGTTGGGGTAGAAATCGCCCCAAGTCTTTTTGAAATGGTCTTTGCCGTAAACATCCTCAGGGGTTACGAGTCTGCTACCAAAGCCCATAGACTTACGGAGGAACTCAAACACCTTAGGCTCTATGACCTGACCTGCGTTGGTGTACTTGTTGCCCTCAAAGGGTATCTCGTAGGTACGAGTGCATCTGCACCACGCTTCAAAGGCTGTCGAAAAGGGATTGACACCGAGAACTGTGGGGAGATGAGTACCTGTGATTTTCTTAGGCTTCTTAGGAGCATCGACTATAATCGAGTTCCCATTCCACTTGAGGTCTTTCATTTCTTTTTACCTCCTGTTACGAGGGCATACACGATACAGGCTACGACCTCAGCCATAATAGTGGCGAGGACACCTGCTAAGAACGGATTGATATACATATTAGTTACCTCCCATCAATTCGGTCATCTTGATAATGAGTGCTTCACAGTCTGCTTTGGAGATGACAGTAAAGCCCTTAGTTTCTACGGCAATCTTTGCGATTGCTTCCTCACGTTCAGCAGAGCCATCTCTGTACTTAGTGAGTACCTCTTTCAACTGCTTAATCTGAATGTCACTCGCATTGCCGGATGCACCTGTCAAGGGCTTGTCCGAGGTGGTGGGAGTGAGTTTTACAGGAGCAGTCTTAGGAGCGGCGGTAGCAGGTGCAGGGGCCGCAGTAGTAGGTGCTACAGGGGCAGGTGCAGGAGTGGTAGTTCCGCTTGAGGGGTCAAGGCTGTCAGGCTCACAAATATCCATCGCCATCATATAGAGATAGCGGCGGTAGTAAGTGATTGTCGCTCCGAAAGCCTGTACGGAGTTAGTACCCTTGTTCTCATCCAACTTTTCCATAGGAGCGTTGAAATAGATGGTTTCCTCCGGGTTTGCCGTGTTGAGGATGCACATTGTTGCCCTGTTGTCCTCAAACGACACGAGAGAGATGAGACCGATGTCCTCAAAAATCTTAGTCACGACAGGAACGATGTCATCAAGTTCAAAATACTTGAAAGCCAAGTGCATATTCTTGCCTGTCTTTTTCGCATCAGAACTGAGGAACATCGCCCTCGCCTTGAGTAACTTTTGGTAAACATTCATTTCGCTTACCTCTTTCGCTGTGGTTTTTGCTGTTGTGGTTGCCATTTTTGGTTTCCTCCTTTTATTTTTCTCAGGTTTAATACCTAAAAAATCGTTAATTCGTTTCTGAGCCAATTCGATGTAGAACGACTTATCCACATCCTCGACTCGTAGGTGATTATCGTTGTCGATAATGCAATGCTCAGGGAGCGACTCAATCTTAGCCTGTGAGTCATCGTCATCGCCCTCTCCTGCCTTGACCTTGAACAGTTTGCCGTACCTCGTATCAGCCGTAGCATAGACACGGTTGACCTTTTGGATGGGCTGTTGTTCGCCATCCACGAGGTGATAGGCTTCCTTGTACTTGCTTCCTGCTTTTGCAATCAACTGAAAAGCGTGGATGTCGGTACAATCTGTAATCGTGGTTTCAGGTGGAGTGCCGAAAACGAAATAGTCCACGATGGCTTTGGCTACGATGGTAGCGTTGTTGTTTATGTTGAAAGCACCTGCCGGAGCGATGCCACGGACGAGGTAGCCGCCTTTGATTTTCCAACGTGGCTCACCTTTGTCGGTGTACAACTCTCCTGTGGGGATTTCCACATAATTGTTTACATCCTTTTGAATGATGCTCTTGATTTTGTCCTCCTCAAGTTCAAAGCCTGTGCGGTCTTGCCATTCCTGCGTAACCTCAAGCACCTTTGGGTAATCGCTTTCATCGAAAGACACCATAATACCATCGGTGTTTAACTGAATGATTTTGAGGGTAGGACACTCTGAGATAAGATGTCGTGACAACTCAAGCAGGAATAACTGACCTGTGATGCACACGCTTCTACCCATCAGAGGGTCGAGCAGGTCATTATACTTGTTGAGCATCGCTCCGTAGGTTGTATTCGCAACCAACTTGAGAGCGTTTGCTGTAGCCTTATCTCCTGCTTTTTTGGCTTTCATACGAGTTTCAAGCATATCCGCATAAATCTTAGGGTCAGGGATATTTCGGCTCGTATAGCCACAAATTGTCATCAGATGAGGGTAATACGATGCGACATCGTAGTTTCGGATAATTCTGCCGTTACCCTCGTGTTCTTGATAGAATGGGATAGCACCGTGGATGCCACCAAAGGCGATTTTGGTGACACAATCGTCAATGTTGAATGTGTAACTCTTACCCTTGACCTTGTTTCCTCGCTTGTCCTTACCGCCGAACAATTCCAAATCGGAAATCGTGTGGTCGTAGAGCAAATTAAAGAAATCGAAAACCTCTTGAGGGATGTACTCTCGGAGGAGGTTGTTAGGGTATTTGTACTCACGCTCATCGGTGTATTCGACTGTTTTCTGAGCATCGACATACAGAGCCGTGAGTTTCGCATTGGTCATACTAAGTGCTTTGACATCATCGGTGTGCTTCAACCTGCCGAGGTATATCTTATTGGTGAGATACCCTTTTCGCAGGTCTGTCAGTTCCTCGGTACAGTCAACATCGTGTTTACAATACTTAATGGTGAGAGCCAACTCCTCAGGAGTGAGAGGTCTATCGAGGTTGAAATCGACCTCGCTTTCCTCGATGCTCAGACCTAAGTGACCCTCGATAGCCTTGAGGGATAGACCCTTTTGCATATCGTCCATTACATCCACGTTGTTGAAACGATAGAACACACCTTGCAGGATAGGACATTGCCATCCGGGATTGTTCTGAGGTACTATCCAATCGTTGACCTGCTTGACCTCCTCAGGAGTGAAACCTGCACATATCGCTTTGATGATATATTGGTCATATCCTTTGGAATTAAATCCGCAGTAGATGGAGTCATCGTTGATGAACTCCTTAACACCGAGATTGTCATTGTGGAAAACTGCGTATTCGCCTGTTTCCTTGTCCTTGAAAACGACTATAAAATCGTGGGCGAAAACCTCTGAGTCATAGGTGTACCATCTCATACGCTTACACCTCCCAACAGGCTGTCGAGCCATTCAGAACGAGTCTGCGGCGGTTGCCAATCATCCTCACGGACTGCAAAAGCATCGCCGTGTTGAATGATATTGGGGTAATTATCCATCGCAACCTCCATCGGATAGGGGTCAATCTCGTATGCGTGGTAGGTGACATTGGTAAAGCCCATCTGCTCCAAGCAATATCGCCCGGTCGCAATGCCGTCATAGAGAGAGAGAACAATAATCTCCTCGTCACGAGGAACATCTTTGAGTGCGTGATTTAGCAGGTGGATGATGACCTCAGCAGTCCATCCGTTACCGAGTGCTTTGTAGGCTTGACTGTCCGATACTGCCTTGCAGTAATCGTCAGGCATCGTCTGCAATCTCGCACACTCTTTAACAGTCAGTTTGCGGATGATGTAGTAGCCATCTGCGAGGTCAATCTCGTACTGCTTACCTTTGATGGTGATGAGTCCGTTCTCGACCTTATAGACCGTGTAGGTCTTACCATCTGTACCTGACCGAGCCTTTGTCGGCTCTCCATTCTCATCCCACTCGACTGCGATTGCAAAACCGATAGGCTCTGCAACTCCTGTCGCACCATAGGTTGAGGTGTAGCAACAGACATTCGCAAGGCTTGTCTTACTGTACTGAGCCTTGACAGTCTGAGATTTGCCATCCGGGGGCACATTGACAGGGATAGCATACAGACCTGTCTTAGCACCTGCTCCTCCTCCACCTGCCGATTGAGTGACGGACTTGCCGTTAATATCGTAGATGCGTGAGGATTGACTACCGCTTATCTCACCTTGAGCGTTTGGCATATCACCGACTCTCACAGGCTCTGCTACGCTATCCCAAGTCTGTTTGGATGGGTTATCGGAGTAATTGCTCTCAAGGATGTGCTTACTACCCTTGTTGGCATATCCTGCGGTAACGCAACGTGCCTTACCTGATGCGAGAGGGTTTACAGGCTCAAAAGCCATAGTGTTCTGAGATTTTTCAAAATACTCTCGTGTGGTGGTGCGGCCCACGCTACTTATGACCGCTCTCGCTTTATCTCTGTCGGTACAGCCCTCAAGAACATCCTTGAGGAGTATTCCTCTGTCCTCAGGCTGTTCGATGTCACCGAAATTGGTCACATAAAACCTCTGTCGGTTTTGGGCTGACACGAGAGCCGAGTTTATGTAGGTAAACCTTACGGCAGGGTCAACACCGACTCCGAGTTCGGTAGCGATTTGGTCTTTGATAGCCTGTGATGCCGATTTGTTGTTCTCGTAGAGGAACAGGTCAGGCTTGAACTTTTCCTTAGCGATAAGGTAGTTCTTGAACAACTCCCAACCGATGCCCTCCGCAACAACCTCTCGTTTGTCCGGGGATTGGGCGATACTCCAATAGGTGCAAGGTGAGCCACCTATCAGTAACTTAATCGCCATCAGTCATCCTCCTCACAGATTGCTTTCAAAAGGTCTTTCATCATACCCTTTTTAACGTGGTCGATAGCCTGTGCGGCACCCTGAACTGTCTGCAACATCTCAAGGGTAGTAGCATCGGAACGGACAATAGATGCCGTACATTCTTTGCCATCCTTTTCGTGGTCACAGGCGAGAATAAGGGAATTGGTTTGAGAGGTGAACTCCACCTCATCGGTTTCAAGGTTTCTGATTGTGATTTCAAACTTTTTCATAACTTAATCTCCTATAAAGTAGCAATTATTTTTCTTGTAGGTGGTGCATCGCTTCTTGTAACTCTTGACAAGGTAGCCGATGTCATCCACGAAATCGTAGCAGATGGGGTCTGCTTTGCCCTCGCACACTCGTGCAATTCTGCCGATGCTCTGAGTGATGACAGCGTAGTCTTTTTGAGGAGTCACCATAAACAATCGCTCAAGACAGGGTATATCCAAACCCTCTTTGGCGAGTGAGTAGGTGGCGAATAGGTACTTTTTCTTGCCTGTACGCATATCCTCAAGAGCCTGTTCTCGCTCAGCCTTGCCCTTTTTCGATGTCATCTTTCCGCTTATCATCACAGCGTAGGGTTTCATCGTGGGCGGTAGTAGAGCCATAATGTTTTCAAGATGCTCCAATCTGTCGGAGAGTACCAAACACGAGTGACCTCGTTCCTTGAATAAGCAATCGTGGATGAACAGCGTTCTATCCCAATGCTCACATAAGTAGGTAATCAGTTTGGTGTAGTTCAACGTGCCGTCTGTATTCAAGCAGTCACGGCTTATCTTGACTCCTGTACCGACAGGCTTGATGCCGACTCTCATAACCTTGTCTGCCACGGCTTCATCCGGCACGGTGTAAACCACACCACCGAGGAGAGCGTAGGTTGCGATAATCATTCCATCAGACCTGTGGACTGTTGCTGACAATCCGTATTTGTGTCTTGCTGACAGGCTGTTGAGTACCTTAGAGAACTGAGTCATTGCTGTGGGTGTTCCTGCAACTCTGTGGCACTCATCTACGATGATGACATCCCACATATCCTTGTATTGAGCAAGGTCGAGTTTACACATCGTCTGAATGGTGGCGAATGTGACTCCCTTGCCGATATTGACCTTACCCTCGGTGATAGTACCGATTAGGGATTTGTCCATATATCGCTCGGCTCGTTCCTTACTCTGCTTTACGAGGTCGAGTGTGTGACACAGCCACAAGGCTCGTCTGCCGTACTCTCGGATGAGAGCGATACCCATTTGGGTTTTTCCGCTTCCTGCTTTACTTTGCAGGATGCCGTACAAGCCCTCGTGGGCTTCCTTGACGGCTTTTTGTTGGTAGGGGTAGAGAGGAATAGGGTTTCCGTAGTCAATACTCTCGTATGGCTTGAAATCGCTCTCGCAGGGGCATCCTCTGAGCATCGGTGCAATCTGTTTCAAACATCCGTAAGGGATGATGACCTTGCCACCGTGTACCTCATAGAGATACAGCCATTGAGGAGTGTTTCCGAGCCAAAATCCCATCCGAGCCTTTTTGCTGTACTCAGGGTTAGGGATTTTGAGATTTGACTGACACCACGTTATAATCTCCGGGGAGGGGTCTGTTATGGTGATGTTGTTGCTGACAACTACTTGCATCGTTTCACCCACCTCTCAAGTGGCATACCATACTCGTAGATTTCTGCGGTTGAAAGAGATGACTGAGCGTTCATATAAGCCTTGATGGTGAAAAAGGGTATCATAAAGATTTCCTCGTTCACTTTGAGAGCAAACCAACCCTCGCCATTGCCACACTCTTTCCAAAGGGTCATAGCCAATTCTTGATTGTCCTCCACTCTGCTGAGAGGGAACTTTCCATCGGAGCAGACCTTTGCATCAATCAGATAGGCTTTGCCGTTCTTAGCGGCGAGAACATCCGCAGGTTGTCCTGCTTTGTTCTGTGCAAGATTGTGAGTCCAAAAGCCGTAGCCATACAGGATGTCACACAACTCAGACTCAAAGGAGTTTCCTAACGCTCTGTTACTCATACTTAGCCATCCTCCCCTCAATCTTTTCGGTGTAGGAGGTAGAGTAGATACCTTTATCCCACAACCTCCACGCTCCTGTGGGGCCGCAGTTATAACGCATCAGAGCCTTTGTGATGTCACCATCGGTCTTTTCAAGATGACCTGCGATAATGGTGATGCCGCAAAATACATTCTGATAGGGGTCAAGGAAATCGGTGATGCCGTATTCCTCAGAGAGCCATTCGTGATTGACACTATTTATCTGCATCAATCCGTAATCGTTAGTGCCGGAGATGATGTTCGGTCTGAAAGAACTCTCGGTTTCAATCATCGCCATAATCAGAGCCACAGGCACGTTGTTCTGCTCACACAGCGTGAATATGTAGTCCTGCAAATCTTTGCTGAGGGGAACATCGAAATACTCAACCTGCTTTTCTACAGGAACGATAACGACCTGTTCTGCCGTACTCTCTGTTGGCGGCTCCGTCACCTCAACGATAAGGGGAGTGGATGTGACAGGTGCTTTCGTAACCTCCGCTACATCATCTTTTGCATCTACCGCAGACACTCTGCCAAGCATAAATCCCAACACAATGCCGATAATGAATATAATCGCCACTATGGTGAGCAGTTTTCTCTTTAGGCGAGGAGTCCACCTAATTACATATTTTTGTCCGTAAGTCATTGTTGCACCTCATCCGTAGGCTCGTGACCATACTTTTTCAAGTACCATTCACGATACGCTTTTTCGTTTTGTGGGTCTTTGTAGAAATCTTGTATTGCTTGAGCCATACCCACGATTGGTTTAGCGAGGTTGGATATTTGGCTTTGAGATAACTCAACAGGCATTTTCTGCTTCCGTCAAAATCTCATCGCACACCTTGAGAACTCGCTGTGCCTGTGGGTATGTGTAAACACCGTTGATGATGCTCGACATCAAAGGCGGCTGAATTTCAATTCCTCGCTCTCTTAACTGAAAAATCAACCACACTTGAGTTTTACCGAGTTTCTTTAGACGGTCTTTAATCTGATACATAGATTTCACCTCCTGTTTTCTGAATTTTTAGATTTCAAAATTCGGAATACCTCTTGACAATTTACGGATTTTAGTGTAGAATATTATTGTTCTTATAAATTCATAAACCCTATGTCAGGACTGAAAATCGTTACTTTTCAGCCCCAACTTTCTTATTGCCAAATCTGTATTTCGGATTTCTTGTTCTTATTATAAATCTAAATTTCGGATTTGTCAAGGGGTTTTTGAAAAATTTTAGATTTATTTTTCAAAAGGAGTTCTAAATTATGGATTTCGCCACTAATTTCAAGCGAATTTGCACCGAAAAAGGAACTAACCCCACCGCAGTATGTAAGGAATTGGGTGTTAGCACATCAAAAGTAAACCTGTGGAATAATGGCTCTCTGCCAAAACAGGAGATGCTTGTCAAACTCGCAAGGCACTTAGGATGCTCTGTTATGGATTTCTTTGCCGATGAGGAGGACATCGCCAATGCTGTAAAACCTGAGAACGATGACGAGTCTGACATCCTCAGAGTGTTCCGTATGCTTGACCGCAGGACAAAACACGAGTTTATGTCGATGGTATATGAGTACGAGAACAGGGCCGCATTACAGGGGGATAAGGGAGAAACAGGCTCGGCTGTTGGCTGAGATTAGAAAAGAAAAAGTCATCCCATTTGAGGTCGTACAGACCTATCACGAGATGACTGAGCGTAGAAAAGTATTGGAGGTGAAATTATGGTCAAAGCGGTAGCATATGCCCGGTACTCATCCCACAATCAACGTGAGGAGAGCATCGAGGGTCAGTTAAGGAAATGTCATACCTTTGCAGAGCAGAACGGATTTGTCATTATCGAGGAATACTGCGACAGAGCCATCTCAGGTAAGACTGACAATCGTGCTGAGTTCCAACGAATGATAAAGGACTCGGAAAAAGGTCATTTCCAAGCCATCATAATGTACACTCTTGACCGCTTTGCTCGTAACCGATACGACTCTGCAATGTATAAAGCCAAACTCCGTAAGAATGGAGTACGGCTCTACTACACCGAGCAATCCATCACCGATGAGCCGGAGGGCATCATCCTTGAGTCTGTCCTTGAGGGTATGGCTGAGTATTACTCTGAAAACCTCTCAAGAGGTGTAAAGCGTGGAATGAAAGAGAACGCTTTGAAATGTATGATTACAGGTGGTTATATGCCTTTGGGCTATCGTAAGACCGCCGACAAGAAATTTGAGATAGACCCTGCGACTGCTCCCATCGTGCAGGAGATATTCGACCTCTATGTCAATGGTAAGAGCCAACGGCAGATAGTGGACATCCTAAATGAAAAAGGCTACCGAACAGCCAAAGGCAAACCTTTTCGGCTCGGTAGCATCTCAGGAATATTGGTCAACACAAAGTATATCGGTCTGTACACATTCGATGATGTGGTCATAGAGGGTGGCATCCCTGCTATAATAAATAAGGATGTTTTTGAAAAGGCTCAGGAGATGCTCAAACGGAACAGACGAGAGTCCGGGCGAATGAAAGCACCTATGCAGTACCTGCTGACAGGTAAGGTGTTCTGTGGGCTGTGTGGTAGCCCTATGGCAGGTGAAAGCGGTACAGGCTCTAAGGGAACTATCTACAATTATTATAAATGTCAAGACCGCAAGAAAAAGCACACCTGCGTGAAAGCCAACGAGAAAAAGGATTGGCTTGAGCGAGTGGTAGTACAGGCTACGGTGGAGAGAATTTTACAGCCTGAGGTCATTGATGAGATAGCCTGTAAGGTCGCTGAATTGGCTGAGAGCGAGTTTAACGATAAGAGCCGATTACTTTCCTTGCAGAGTGAATTAAAGAGCGTACAGACCGCCATACGCAATCTCCTGCGACTTGTAGAGCAAGGCATTGATACTGAGGACATCGGAGAGCGACTCCTTGACCTCAATTCCCAAAAGGCTGACCTACAGAAGCAGATCAGCCGGG